AGCTAACGCACCACAACAACAGTTAGGTAACTTTTTAGCAGCATCCTATGGAGCTCCTGCCCCACTTACTACTACTTCAACTTCTAGTGGAGGAGGTAAATAATGGCTTTAGACCCAGTAACAACAGGTGCAATATTAGGAGCTGGTAAAGCTGCTGTAGGTGGTAAAGATTTAAAAGGTATAGCACAAGATGCAGCTATAGGTGCAGCAGGTGGCTATGTTGGTAATAAATTACCTTTTGGTGATATGTTTAAAGGCGTAACTCCTGCTGATGCAACCTCAACTGCAACTGCAAACTCTTTACAAGGTGGCACTAATCTTTTAGGCGGAACAACAAATGCAGCTACAAATACAGGCAATTTGTTATCTACTCCTGTAAATACTGGTTTAAACAATGTAACTGGTGGAGTAACTGGGCAAGGATTTTCTCCTTATGCTACTCCTGATAAATTAGGACAATCTATTACTGCTGACAGTTTAGGTCAATATGGAAATTTAGGTTTGAACACTACAAACGCTGTTGTAGACCCATTAACTGGTTTGCCAGCAGGTCCTAACTTTAGCAACATGCCAAGACTTCAAGAAACCCCTTTATATACAGGAGATGTAACCCCTAATTTTGCAAATATAACTAAATCAACTCCAGAGGAACTTGCTAAACAAACTGGTGGCTATACAGAAAAACCGTTATATGAAAAAGCATTTGATAGCGTTGTAGGATTTGCAGAAGAAAACCCAGTAGCATTAGCTGGATTAGGATTAACAGCACTATCTGCTGGTAATACCCAACAACCTCCTATATCTCCCAGAGCAGGACAAGCAATAAAAGGTACATATACCCCAACACAACCATACAAAATAAAAAGGGCAACATAATTATGGCATCATTATTAGATAAAGAAAATTTAGATAAAATGTTTGGTATTACTCCTAGTGCAGTACCATCTTCTTTGTTAGGAGATAATTTTGACCAACAAGCTAATGTTGCTACAGCTTTAGGGTTTGCTGCTCCTTTAATCCAACAGGGCATAACTCCAGAATCTATTTTAGAAGGTTATATAAAAGGTAGTATGGGTAGACAAGGTATTGTAGATAAAAAAACTAAAAACTATATGACACAACAAGACATTTTAAACGCTACTTTAAAAGCACAAAAATTACAAGGTGATATTGCACAACAACCTTACGATTTAATAAAAAAACGATTTGAAGCAGAATCTGCTCCATATGTATCAGGAGAAGCAAGAAATAAATACCATAAATCTAGCATATTCTTGCAAGGTGTTAGAGATGAAATTAAAAAATTACAAAAAGAAGGAAAAACTGATGAAGTAAATTTTATTAGAACAGCTCCTAAAGAATATTTTAAAAAACTTTCAGAAAGAGATTATAGAACACAAAAAATGCCAGAGGGGTACAATATTGCTGCTAAATCTATTGGGTTAGACCCTAACGATAGAGCCAATTGGAGTCAACAAGATTGGAATGATTTAGATGCTGTAGTTAAAGCTCCAGATGCTAAAGGAGCACAAGATGCAAATTTAGCAACTCAACAAGCAAATTTACAAAATCCAAGATTTATTGATAATGTTGTGATTTCAAATAGACAAGAAGTTAAAAATGCAATAAATAACAGAAAAAAAAGAGAAAAAAAATTAGATTCAAACAACATTAGTAATAATATATTATTTTCAGATAAAAATATTAATATTTCAGAACAAAAAAATGCACAAGAATTAACAAATCAAACCATTTTTGATTCTACAAATATTGAATTTTATGTTCCTAGTAAAAACGAATTACAAACAGGAATGATTAAAAAAGGGACAAATAAAAAATTTCCAGAAGGAGCTGTTTTTGCACCTACAGGAGTTAATTACACAGAAGAACAATGGAATAATTTAGGTTCAGCATATAAATTTGCTTTAAGACCAACAAGGTCGCCAGACAATGCTACAGAAATAGAACTAGCAACAGAAGCAAATGCAGAAGCTGCTGGACTTCAACATGAGTATTTGTATTCAAATATAGATAGAAGACAAAAAGCTATTGCAGAAATATTAAGCAATCCAAAATTTATTGAAGATTTAACTTCTATTGGTGGTAGGCTTATTACTAATCTTAAAGTTGGTGATTATGGGTTTACTTCTGACGTACAAGATATTCAAAATTTGTTTGACAAAGTTAAAAATCAAACATTTATAACTGAAATTCAAGCTATGAGAGCAAATAATAAAACAGGAGGTGCAGTAGGTAATGTATCTGATAGAGAAGTAGCTATGTTTCAAAATATTCCTGCTGCTTTAATGAAAGGTGGCTCTGCTAAATTTTTATATAATGAAATACAAAATGTATATAATCAACAAAAAGATTTAATGAAAAAAAGTCAAGCAAGATACACAGGGTTGTATGGACAAACAAAAGCTAATGATTTTGGCGTTTCTGAATATAGTGCAGATAATTATAAAGATTTCCTACCTTATGACGAAGCACTAAAAGAAGCAGGGATAGAATCTTTCAAAGTAAGACAAAATAAAAGAATTATGGAAGGTGTAAATGCAGACAAGAAAAAAAATATAGATAGAATATTAAAAAGGTAAATAAAATGAGTGAAGAAAAATATACTATTGATATAGCAGAAGAAGAATCTATTGTAGGTGATTGGTTAATAGCTAATGAAAATATGTTAGATTCTGATAATCCTCAAGATGTAAAAGATTTTAATGACATGAGAGATTACTATAGAGATTTATCTGGATATTATGCTACTCCTGAAGGCTTTATTAAAACAGCAATACCAGCAGCAATGGGAGAACTTGGAACAGTTAAAGACGAAATAGGTAAATTTATTTCCAACCCTGTTCAAGCAACTAAAAATGCCATAGAAGGTACATTAGATTTAACTACTGTTGCTGCAACAAATTTATTACCAAAAAAATTAACTGATTTAATATATTCAGGTATGGATGACCCAACATCTGATGCTTATAAAATAAATCAAATGCTTCCAGATTTTTTACAAACAAAACCTCGTGCTCAATACGAAGCTATGGGAGAACAAATTGGGACACAATTGAGTAATACTATGGATTTATTATCTTCTCCCGATACTGCTGCTAAATTAATAGCACAAAATCCATTAGAATCTACATTATATGCTTCTGGTGTAGGTAATGTTGTAAAAGCTCCTATAAAGGCTACAGGAATATTAGATAATAAAGTAGGAAATGTTGTTGATGTTATTACAGACCAATCTCCTACATCTTTGCTATCTGGTGTTCCACAAATTTTAAAATCTAGGGCAAATAAAGCTGGTGATTTAAAAGCTGCTCAAAGACTTGAAGCTGATGCAAAAATTAAAGCTGGTATTACAGCTGGTTATGTTTTACCTCCAAGTGCTTCTGAAGGAAGTGGAATTTTAACTAAAATAGGTAGAGCTATAGAAAACGCACCTTTTATAAAAACAAGAGGTAAATCTATATTACAAAATCAACAAACTACTGATAAATTAACAAGGAAATACCTTAATGTTCCAGAAGACACTGCTTTAGAAGATATTTTTGATATAGTTAAAGAAAGAAGTGGTCCAGCTTATGAGGCAATTAATAGCTTAAAAGGCAAAACAGTTACTAAAAAAGTAAACTCTCCAGAAAAATATACCGTAAAACAAAGGCAAAGAGATGGCTCTGTAAGGGATGTAGAAAGAACAAGAAATATTACAAAAACACAAAAACAAGTTCTTCATAGAGATGGTGCTGATATATTACAAGATTTAAAAAAATCAAGGGCTAAACAAACAAAATTATATAAAAACAACAAATTTGATGACGCTATTGAGCAAGGAAAAATGTCAGAAAAATTTGAAAATGAACTTGAAAGATTGGCAGAGTTTAACAAAAAAAACAATATATTAGACAACTTAAAAGCAGCAAGAGAAGATTATGCTAAAGCCTATAGCATTGACCCGTACATTAATGATGGAAAACTTAATGCCGTAGCTTTTGCAAAGGGAAATAGAAAAAACATGCTAACAGGTGAAGGTAAAATAATAAGAGATTTTGCTGGATTAGATAATACCAAACCATCTTTAATTACTCCAAAAGCAAGTCAAACAGAATTTAGTGCATTAGAAAATTGGGCTTTAGGTGCTGCGGCTGTTGCTGATGCTTCTACGGCAGGAACAATTGCAGGATTATCAAAAGCTATTCCAAGTATGTTATTAGGTAAAGGCTCTCAACAAAAGTTTTTAAATCCAAACTATGGTGCTAATGGATTATTAAGCACTTTAGGTAATCCAAAAACTGTAAGAAATTCAGTAACTTTTCCTACCCTTTTAAGTCAATCTGGGATAGAAGATATAGAATATTTAAATCGTGGTCTTGAACCAACAGAAGAAGAAATGCAAGAAATTATTATTCGTGGTGGGGGAGCAAGATAATGAACGAAATAAACCCAGTAGAGTTTGGCAAAATGAAAGAACAAATAGAGCATTTGCAAAAAACTCAAAACGAACTTAAAAAAGATATGAAGGAATTGCTTGCCCTAGCTAATCAAAGCAAGGGTGGCTTTTGGATGGGTATGGCTATAGCATCTTTTATAGGTGGCATACTGTCATTGTTTATTAGAAACTGGATTCAATGATGGAGTCGTTAAAAAAGTTATTTGGTAAACCTGTAGTAATAACACTTGCTGTACTTGCAGCACTACCTATTACCCCTTTAGTATTATGTTTATTATATGGATGGACTAACTAATGTTTACAGCACTTATAGCACCAGTAACAGCAATACTAGATAAGTTTATACCTGATGCAGACACCAAGAATAAACTAGCACATGAGATAGCTACACTTACAGAAAAACAAGCACATGAAATAGCTATTGCACAGATAGCTGTTAATAAAGAAGATGCTAAAGGTTCATGGTTTCAGGCAGGTTGGCGACCAGCAGTAGGTTGGGTATGTGTATCAGGATTTGCTATAAACTTTCTTATATCTCCATTACTACATCCACTAGGCATTATTATTCCACAAGCTGATACTTCTACCATGCTACCTGTACTTATGGGTATGTTAGGTCTAGGTGGTCTGCGTAGCTACGAGAAGAAAAACGGCTTAACAAAATGACAAGGCTAACGCCACACTTTACATTAGAAGAATTTACCTTTAGCCAAACAGCTAGTAGAAAAGGTATAGACAATACGCCAGATAAAGATGCTCTACAAAACTTACAATTTTTAGCAGAGAGGATGGAAGATGTTAGAGAATTATTGGGTACTGCAATACACATATCTTCTGGTTATCGCTGTCTTGAGCTTAACACTATACTTGGCAGCAAACCAAGTTCTCAACACACTCAAGGTTTGGCTTGTGATTTTACATCAAGTCGTTATGGCAATCCTAGCGACATTGTGTTTGCTATTGTTAGTTCCAATATTCATTATGACCAAATTATCTTGGAATATCATAACCCTAATAATCCAGATAGTGGGTGGGTGCATATATCTTTTTCACAGAATAACCCAAGAAAAGAAGCATTAATTATTAATAAAAATGGAACCACTATTTATTCAAAACAATGAAAGGGTTTAAACATACAATTTCAACACATGAAGGAAGTTCCTATGGACATACAAGAAATAGCAGACCATATAATAGGTAAAACTATTGATTCTGTTGACGTTGTTTATGGGGAAAATACTTTGATTATCTATTTAAATGATGGTTCTAATGTAGAAATGATAGTAGACAGTATATATGCTAATGTACCACAATTAGATGATTAATGCGTTTAAACACAGAAAAACGACCTCCACAATCGCTCTGTAAGCGATTTAAATACATTGGGTAAGGGGTAAGCCTACCTTAAATTCTTTCATAATAGATTGTTTAAACACATAATCTATTCTATTATTTCTTTTTACTACATCACATATATTATCACGCTTCATATCAGCTATATCTTTTTTACTTAACCAACCTTTAATTTCCATTTTACTTTTATCTTTGTTTATTTGTGCATAAATATAAGTATCAAATTTTTCATTTTGAATCCACATAGAGTCACTAAATGTAGTTTTTAAATCTACACTTTTACCATTAATAATAAAATCAGGATTTTTCCATGATTTTTTTGTATAACAAACCCATTCAAATTTGTGTGGTGTTGTTTTTAAATATTCATTAAATACTAACTCCCCTAAATATCCTATGTAATTTGTTTTACATTTAAATTTGTCATATGTTTTTTGACTATCAAATTTTTTTTGTTCGTTTTTAGCTTTTTGCACCTGACTGTCATTAATATATAAAATTAAATTAGGCATATATTCTCCTATCTGCAATAGTTAATAAGTTATCCATAGCTAACTCTAACTTTAACTCATAGTAAATAGGTTTTTTACTACCCAACCATCTTGCATAGATTGCTTCTCTTTGCTCTCTAGGCAAACTATTTATAATTGCATTTATAGTTTTTGTATTTTTACTATCTGCTTCTAACACCATATCATCAAATGCTTCTGATGATTCTCCTCCACTTGTTATGCCTAATGATTTGCTAGGGTACCCAAGTTTGTGGCTATCATGTTTCATCCATTTAGACCAATCTTCTAAAAGAACCATTAGCCTATCAATTCTCATTTACTTAAACTACCCAACATATCTGTCCAGTTTGTTTGTTTCCTAATTTGTTTACAAGTCATTGGTGGTGGTAATTTAAAGTTACCTTTTTTTTCTAATCGTTTTAAAACTTCTATACCAACACCTGCATATTTTGCAATTCTAGCCCTACTAGCATTTGGCGTTCTTTTTATAAAATCTATTGTTCTTTGTTCTATTTCAATTTCTTCTTCTGCTGTGTAATTACTTCTTTGCTTATCCATATCAATCTCCTTAACTAATATCTACAAT